CAAGCATGGACATATGCTTGCGCGAGTCCTGCACTTCGCCAGTGATCGGATCGTACATCAACTTGTTGCGATACCGCTGCATCAAGCCACGCACATATTCCTCTGCCTTCTGCTTCGGCAGGTTTCCGACATCCACATAGAACACGCGCCGCTCGGGAGCGCGAGTGATACGATAGATCACCACAGCATCCTCAATCATGCGGAGTTGATTTAGAGCCTTGATAGCCTTGTGCAGATAGCCGATGATCTTCTTGTGATACGCATCAAACAGTCCGCTGTGTACAAAGCAAATAGAGTCAGGCTGAATCTTCAGCCCCTCCATTGAAAGAGCAGTGGAGTTTGGCTCCTGTTCGTTGTACACATAGAACTCTTCAACCGATGTTACAACCTTGATATTTGCAGGAGCCATCTTATCAAGTGGCTTCTTGTTGATCTTGCGTACCTTGCGGATCTTTGTGGGATCAATAGGACGCAGTTCAACAATACCCTTCTTCTTATTCTTCTCGTCAATGATAATATGGTAGTACAGGCGACTATCAATATACCATTTACGAAAAATCTCGTAACTGCGGCGCGAGAAGTCTAGCAATCCAAGAATCTCGTCAAACTCGGCTTCAACCTTGTCCTTGATGGACTTGGACTGCTTGAGATTGGTGGTGTCAATCTTTACGGTTTTAAAAGTTTCATCGTACACAATGGCTTCATTGCAAATATCCGAAATGGCAGACTCCACCTCGGGGTGGAGAGCCATGTCGCGGTACTTGCGAATGAGTTCAATGTCGGACTTGATCGTGCCGTCAAAATCAACAACGGTTCCAAAGTATCCACCAACCTCTATCGGAACCGAACCATCATCTTGTTCTGGTGGAACGAATGAAAGAGACTTCTTGGGAGTTTCCTCCGCAGAAGTCTCCTTCTTTGATATCGTGAATCCAAACAGATTAATAGCCATGAATAAAGAATCCTGTCAAAAGAGGCTTCAGAAGCCTGGACCGATATTGATTCCACCGCCCTGAACGGTGGACTGAATGTTCTCCTGTCCTGTTCCTGTAGCAGGCACTGCACCGCCTGGCGCGGCTTCCCACCAAGAATAGTTGATGGTGACGGGGAACTCTGCAATTGTGTCGTTGTTCTCGTAGGAGAGATCAATTGCACCGACTTCGCTCGGGAAGCAACCGATGAAGTTGTAGGTGCGTAGGGCTTCTCCGTCACGCTTCAACTGCGTCACCGACCAAGTAGGCATGAATCGCATGAAGTTTGTCGGAGCCACATTAGACACATGGGAGTTGAAGGTCATGCTCCATGCTTCAAAATACGAACGCAGGCTCAAGTTGGCATCCGAAATAATCGTGATTGTCCAATCTTGGAAGGTGCGGTCGCCTGGCAGTTTGATACGGCGACCGCGATACGGAACTTCAATGGTTCCGAGCGAGGAAGCAGGAATCTGTGCTGCCTTGCACAAGAAAGAAATTGCACGGTTGTTCGAGTATCCTGGAATGTTTCCAGTAACCTTGAACAGGTTGGTGCGAACACCACCGCCAGCGAAGGCGTTTACAAAACCCTGAATGTTGTTTGATGGATCTACTGGCATGGATTACTCCTTAGTCTTATTTAGACCTTAACCGCCGACTTCGCTGAAGTTTACACCCGTCTTTGTAGCAACAAAGTTGAGGGAGATGAAGTTTACGCTACGGGTTGGCTTAACAAAGATGTCAGCCACGAACTCGTTGCGGTCAATCACTTCTCCTGGGTTGTTGGTTTCATCGCACACCACCTTGAAGTCGGTGATGCCTCGCCGCTGCTGAACCGTCTTCAGGAAGGGGACTACAAGGTTCTTGAACTGTACGCGAGTGAACTCGTCGTTCTGTTCAAACAGGAAGAACTTTGCAGCCGTGGCAATCGCCTTCTCAAGCACGATGAACAGGCGGCGCACATTGATACGGTCAAACGCCGAAGGACGAGTCTGCATGGTCTTGTCACCAAACAGGATCGTTCCTTCGCCTGGGAAAGACACGACAGGGTTGATTTGACGGGTATACAACTCGTCACGATGGGCTTCCTGTGTGGGGTTGTATGCCAACTTGACCACGCTGTTGATCTGTCCACGGTTGAAGCCTGCGGGCGAGAACCACGCCTCGTCCGTGAACTCGGTACGAGCAACCAGACCCGCAATATCCGCGTTCAGCGGCATCACACGAAGCAGATTGTTGTAGGTGTCCAACTGATACTTCCAACCGCTGTCCGCAACCGCGTAGGACGAGTTGATGTTGAGTGTGCTATCACGCCAAGTCTTGAGGTTGTTCAAGGCTTCGTATGGCAGTTTACTTACAACATCAGTTGACGCAGGAGACACGAATGCCATGCAGTCCAGACGCTTCTCGCAGACATTTTGAATGATCAACTGCTCAAGGGCTGGTGAAGCATTACCTGTCGGCAGAAGGGACACATCCACTCCGTCTGCATCAGCAAACTTGCTCCAACCATTAGCCCAACGCAGAGAATCAGTTGGAGGCACATCAGTTCCAGCAGTCAAACCCAAAGAACTGACTCCATCGCCAACGGCAGTAGATGGAGAGATTGCCGCACCGAGTTTCACCCATGAAGTAGAAGTTGCTGCTGTTTGTCCGTTTCCAGCAATGTCGTTAGACAATGCCCAAATATACTTGGACTGCTCGTTTAGCACTGTCTTGTAGTAATTGCTGCTGCCGTCAAACTTACGAGCATCGTATGCGCGAGACAAGCCTTCAAACTTCTCAAGCAGAGAGTTTTGAGTTCCTGTCCATGTACCGTCTTTGTCAAGAACAAGCACATTGATCAGATCACCTGCACCACCTGCATCCGATGCAAACGGAGTGACGGTAGCCTGAGATCCCACATATTTGGAGTATGCACTCTTGATGGTGAGCGTTGTTCCTGATACTTGCGAAACAGGAACCATCGTGCTGAGATTCAGGCGAACAAACGGATTCGTTCCAGACAGAGTGATACCGCTAGTGACCCCGAAGAAGTCACCAAAGACCGCAGTAACTCCTGTCAAAGTAGTAGAAGCCGTTGAACCCTTCTGAACTCCGCTTACGGTTACGCTTGTGCCGTCAGCGAATGTAACTTCATCGTTAACCGCAAAGTAACGAACTTGAGCGGAACCGTTCGTAGTAACATCAATGTAAGTGGCTCCTTGCGAAGCAGCAGCAGCCAAGGACGCACCCGTGGTTCCTGCTCCGTTGGTAAGAACGACTTTGATAGACGATCCGAGTGCGCCAGGATATTTGGCAGCAAACAAGATTCCATTGGTAGCGGCGGTGGTCACCGCTGCGCTAGACTCAAAGTCTGTGGTATTCTTGATTGTGAGTTCACGCGAACCACCTGTAGCCGTCACAGTTCCGTTGTATGCGGTGGCACCAACCACGCGAACAACTTGCATATTGTTGCCGTATGACAAGAAGTTAGCAGGCGTATAGAAGTCAATGTAGTTGTCGTTGTACGGCTTGCCGAAGATGCTAGCCAGTTCAGTTGCGGATGTGACCGTTACGATTTCATCGGTCGGACCCCAGTGGAAGTAGCCCGCAAAGCCTCCTGGAGTGGTGGCAACGGCAGGAACAATGGTGGTCAGGTCAATCTCTTTGATGCTTACGCCAGGGCTTACTCTAAATGCCATTTGTGTTTCTCCTTCGTGAAGAAGTCAATTCTTTGCGACTGTGCTTCTGCTCATATGTATTATTTTGAAAGGTTCACAAACGGATCAGAAAGTCCACCCCATATCTAGGTTTTCGCCCCTATTCACTTTCCAAGATGTGCCGTTGCCGTCCACAAAAGTATTTTCTGATTCGCCGTCATCCACGAATCCAAAGGGTGTCATCTCCTCTTCCAGTGCCTTCATTTGGTCTTCATACAGGTCTTTGCGGATATCGCTGCCCGTAATCTGTTTGAAATATGCCTGTGTGGTAAGCCATCCAAACAGCACCAGAGTCATCACCAAGTCATCGTGGTGGTTTTCTTCTGCCTCAAACGAGTCGCCTTTAGCCACGAACGAGCAGAACTCGTCCACCGTGTTGAAGTCCTCTACGATGAGTTTGGTGTCTTCAACCAGATTTTTCAAAATAGAGCAGCCGATGCGCTTCACGGCAGTGGAGGTCTTTACCCCCTTCATGGACGATCCTTTGCCGCCGAAGCCTCCGTTCACCACCTGTCCCTTGCGCCCCTGCATGGACACATAGATCACATTGTCATACTCAAGTTCATCGTGCAGGATGTCTGCCACCTGACCGCCGATGTCGTTTACTTCAATCAGGCAGTACGCATTGTTGTATTGCCGCAGTATGGGGTAGATGGCATTGGGATACAACATGGGCGGCATTTCGTTGTTGCGAAATGTTGCCACCACCCGA